ATGCCCCTTACCGATGTGGCTGTGCGCAATGCAAAGCCCGCTAACAAACCATACAAGTTAACGGATGGTGAGGGGCTTTATGTGCTGGTCAATAACGCTGGTAAATACTGGCGTTTTGACTACCGCTATCTTGGAAAGCGTAAAACGCTGGCACTCGGGGTTTATCCTGATGTTTCCCTGGCTGATGCAAGGAATCGACGCAGCAATGCTCGCAAGCTTATTGCCAACGGTGACGATCCGGGGGCGATAAAGCAGGCCGAAAAGCAACGAGCCCGGCAGCTTTCGATCAATACTTTTGAAGCTGTAGCGCGGGAGTGGCACGAAAAGCAATCCGTTAAATGGGTGCCCAAGAATTCAGCCCGAATCCTGAGCCTACTCGTCCGCGACATTTTTCCCTCCATTGGCAAAACTCCGATAGCCGAGGTAACTGCTGGAAGCCTTCTGAGCACTATTCAGAAGATCGAGAAGCGGGGTAATATCGAGACGGCACATCGAGCAATGCAAACCTGCGGCCAAGTATTCAGGTATGCAATAGCCACTGGCCGAGCACAGGCAGACTTAAGCCTGGTGCTGAAAGGCGCTTTAATCCCCGTAAAAGAAAAGCATCATCCAAGCATTACCGATCCCAAAAAGATAAAGCATCTTTTGCTAGCCCGGGATAGCTATAGCGGCTCACTCATCACCCAACAGGCTCTTAAGCTCGCTCCCCTCCTCTTTGTACGGCCGGGAGAGCTTCGGCATGCCGAATGGTCAGAGATTGATTTTGAAGCGGCTGAATGGCGCATAGCGGCCGGCAAGATGAAAATGAAAGCCGTCCATCTTGTGCCTTTATCCAGACAGGCTATATCCATACTGCTAGAGCTACATCCCCTCACAGGGCGGGGTAGATATGTTTTCCCGAGCGTCAGAAGCTGGTCCAGGCCGATGAGCGAAAACACCGTGAACGCGGCTCTACGGCGCCTGGGATACGAGAAAGACGAAATGACCGGTCATGGGTTCAGGAGCATGGCCTCAACTATTTTGCACGAGCAGGGATGGCCGCATGAGGCAATCGAGAGACAGCTCGCGCACGCCGAACGAAACAAAGTAAGCGCCGCATACAACTACGCAGAGCACTTGCCGAAACGCAGGGAGATGATGCAAGCCTGGGCTGATTATTTGGACAGGCTTAAAACTGAAGGAATTAACACCGTGGCCTGACGGACTTCAGGCAATAAAGCGGGGTGAAAGGTGTTAGAGCACCAGACACCCCTGACCACAACGCAACCTGATAAGGAGGTACGCATCATGGCTAAGGCCAATTCTACACCTATCCGCACGTCCCTAGATCGCCTCAAGGTCGATGAGCATTATTGGGGAAGAATTTATAAAGGCACGCAAGCAGATCTTATTGCTTCTGGGCTAGTAAAACCTGAATGGTTTCCTGGTCCGGGAACTGCAAAAAATGCGAGCAGGATTGCGATGGTTGACGGAGAAATGAAAGTTCTTCCATTCGGCAAAGCAATAACATGGGAGCAAAAAAGACAAGGCGCAGTACAAATTTTCAAGCGCAATAAGCGGGAATTTGAGGTTTGGATTGGGTTTAGCGAAGAGGAAAAGAATAGGCAGCTCCTTAAGGAAAAAATAGAGAAGCAGCACGCCGAGAAAAAAAGAGCATTGGATAGGGCCCCAAAAAGCCCTCAGGATTTTCGGGAAGATCGAAAGGGGCTTATTAAGGCTTGCTTGGAGGGCGTCTTTAATTTATTTCGGCGGGCTGATAATGGCTACCACTATTCGCGCGAAGTGATTGAGCAGGCAAATGATCTTATGTGCGACCTGTTGGATCTGGCTGAAGATGGGAAAGTATATTTTGACCCTAAGTGGCAGCAGTATTTCCTTGATGACATGGAAGAAAAGTTCGAGAAAGCAAATCCGGAATTCTCGGCATTCATGAAAGCGACTCTTGCTGTAGGGAAAGCTGCCCTATAGAAGGTTAAGCCACCCCTAGCCCGACGAGTAGATGCCCGTCGGGCAATTTTTTTAAAGGAAAGAAAATGAGCAATGAAACCGAATCAAATGAAAGCTTTTTCGCTCGCTACCGAGCAAGCAACACCGTTAACGAAAAAGAGTGGGAGGAATTCAACATGCGGCTGATGGAACAGTTCTGCGCGGATTTCTGGAAGGCAGGAAATCCTGCTGATGTTCCTGATTGGATCATGAACGAGATTGCAACGGCGTTTATTGGAAGCTTGATTGAAAAAACATCATTGAATAACTCATTCCCTTTGCCGTGGAGTCCTGCCGACCGCGTGTTTACGAAAGCCGAAGAGCGAAGCATGAATATCTATCAGGAAATAACCAGGGAGCTGATACGCAGCGGAGGGAAGGTGGAGGGTGTGATAAGAGAGGTGGCCGAGAAACACGGCGTTTCCTACGAGACGGCACGGCTTGCTTATTACAAATACAAGCGCAAGTAACCTTTTCTAAATTTTCCTTAAAAAGTTAGAAAGAGTTGTTGTTTATCAGTAACTTACAATATGTAATCATATCGCTGTGTATCGCACAGGCTTAAACAATACAGCGAGGTCACATAGGCAAATTTTCGAACAATGCTTTTTATATAGAAGGAGAAAAGAAGGTGGAAGCAAGCTACACAATCCCGCAATTCTGCGATGCCTATCACTTTAGCCGTGTTCACTACTACACCCTTAAACAGCAGGGATTGACTCCCAGGGAATTACGTTTAGGGCGGCGAGTAGTTATAACACGACGCGCGGCTGAGGAGTGGGAAGATCGGATGAGCTCAATTCAACAACCAAACAAAAAGGAAAATACAACCAATGAATAACAATCTGCCGATCGGCGGTTATATCCGTGAATCCGACCTAATCCCTGCCATTGTGCCTTTTTCTCATGCGACTCTTTGGCGTAAGGTCAAATCGGGCGAATTCCCTCGGCCGGTGAAGTTGTCGGCGCGAATTACGGCATGGGAAGTTAAGGCCGTACGCGCTTGGCTTGATTCAAAAACTCAAGAAGGAAATAAAAATGACCAATGACAACAAAATAAAAGGCGCTGCCCCCGACCAAGAGAACGCGCCTTCCAAATGCTTCAAGCAAGAGAATACCAAGGAATCACGCATTTTGAAAGAGCTAAGCTCGGGGCGCACTTTAAACAGGTTTGAAGCTGAGCGTCTTGGAGATCATTGCTTACACTCGACCATCGCAACCCTTCGGCGCAAAGGATATTCGTTTTACGACCAATGGGAGCATGTGCCAACGCGCTTTAACAAAGAAGCGCGGGTAAAACGGTACTCCTACGTCGGGATGAGGCGTGAGCAAGTCTAAGAGGCTCGCACTCAAGGATGCGCAGCAAAAAAGAGGATCTGGACCGTTCATTCCCCTGACCTTTGATGTGTTGCGCAGTGCTGAGTTTGCGTCCCTGAGTTCTTACGCAACGAAACTGCTATTTGACCTGCTCCAGCAGTACAACTTAAGAAACAATGGCGATCTAGGGATGAGTTTTGAGCACGTCATGAGGCCTAGGGGCTGGAGGAGCAAAGAAACGCTCAACAATGCGCGTAGAGAACTTCTCGAGAAGGGCTTTATTATCATCACCAGACAAGGCGGCCTGCGAGAGTGTTCATTATATGCCGTCACGTTCTTCGCAATAGATGAATGCGACGGCAAGTTAGATGTGTCGGCGACGCGCTCACCGCTTAATCTCTGGCGGAAACATTCGCCTTTAAAAATTAAATCGTCCAGTACGCCTGCCGTACCATATACCCCCTCTGTAAGTACGCCTGCCGTACAATAGGAATTGCAAATTAGCCCGTTTAGGTACGCCTACCGTACTTAAATGGGCTTTTTTATGATGTTTGTTTGTACGCCTACCGTACACCTTCTAAGAGTTGCCATCTGTATAGTAAAAATGGGGTAGTTAAGCGCGTTTATAAGCCTATCACCGTCACCGTGACGTCACGCGTTATGTAGCGTTACTGAAACGTTACATCCCTCAACGTCCGTTGAACATCTGCTGAACAGGCAGTGACCTCTTCGGAAAAGGCGTAGACCCTCTTCGGAAAATACGCATACCCCTCTTCGGAAAAGGCGATGAACGTAGTTCATGACCTCCCCAAAAGGCAGTGAACGACGTTCACCCCACCCCTGCAAATTCTGCACCCCTGCAAATTCTGCCATCGGCAGAAATAACCAACGGCAAATATTGCCGTCGGTCCCTCGCAATTGACTGCTACATGCAAGCAAAAAATATTCATTTTGTTTGTTCATTCTTGTTCATTATCGTACATGACAGTTTCATTAAACAAGTATATTGACATACTTACAAAAAAGAGTATAAGTATAATTGAATCATATACTTGGAGATAAATAAATGATCAGCAGTATCAAAGAGCAACGCGCCCTGGCTGTCGCAGAAATGCGCGGGATGGTCGAAAAAGCGCAAGCCGAAAAACGGAATCTTTCCGCTGATGAGTCGGCCAAATTCGATAGTCTGAAAGCGAAAGTAACCGACCTCGAAGGGCAGGAAGCACGCGCTACCTTCCTGGCTGAAGCTGAACGGCGCCAGCCCGGCACACCGGTTAGCGGCGACAGGTCTTTCACTGAGCTGGAAAACAACGTCAGCCTTTTGAGCGTGATTCGCGCTGGCATGGAAGGCCGGGCACTGTCTGGCGCTGAAGCTGAATATTCGAAAGAAATCGAGCGCAGAACAGGCCGCAAGGCTGGCGGCACGTTTGTGCCCTTGTCCGTTCTTGAGAAGCGGGTTAACACGACAACCTCCGGCGCGCAAATTGTTCCAGTAGACCATCGACCCGATCAGTTTATTAACCCCCTGCGCAACAAGCTCTTGGTACGTGCCCTTGGCGGGACGGCGCTGAGCGGTCTGCAAGGCGACGTATCCATTCCTGCTTACGGCTCCGGGGTCACGTCTGGTTGGATCGCCGAAAACTCTGCCCTCACTGCTTCAGACATGACCTTTGCCAGCAAGTCGCTTACCCCAAAACATGTTGGCGCGCTGAGCGAGATGAGCAGACAGTTAATTCAACAGTCGAGCCCTGACATCGAGCAGTTGTTGCGTGATGACATGTCATTCGCCATTGCTGCCGCTATCGATAGCGCCTTGATAAAAGGTGGCGGCAGTAATGAGCCTACCGGGATCATCGGTACAACCGGCATTCAAACTCACTCGCTGGCTACGCTCGATTGGGCAGGCATCGCTTCGATGCAGGAAAAAATCGAACTGGCGAACGCCACAGCAGGCGCATGGCTCACTTCCCCTGGCGTCGTAAAAAAGCTACGCACCACGCTGAAATCAGCGACAGCAGGAGCAGCCTATCTTTGCGAAAACAACCGCATGGCTGATCTGCCTGTTCACAGCACAAAGCAGGTTCCCTTGGCTACCGCAAAAGGCCAGCTCATCCTGGGTGACTTCAGCCAGGTGCTGCTGGGAATCTGGAGTGAACTGGATATTCTGGTTAACCCGTTCGACAGCACGGCCTATGCCCGCGGTGGTGTGTTGGTCCGCGCAATGGCAACCTGTGATATTGCATTGCGTCAGCCTACCGCCTTTGTCTTGGCAAACGACATAACCGTATCGTGATCGACAGGCGTGCAGTGATGGAGTCCTTAGAAATCAGATCAGGGGGCGACTTGCGCGCAGTCTCTCCCGGCAAGCTGGCGGGATACGCTGCAGTATTCCATTCTCAAAGCCAGGACCTGGGCGGCTTTGTCGAACGCATCATGCCGGGCGCATTCCAACGCTCCCTGACGAAACCCGACAACATTAGAGCCCTGTTGGAACATGATCCTCAGCGCCTTTTGGGGCGCGTGGGATCACGTACGCTTTCCCTACAGGAAGATAAGAAAGGGCTGTACTTCGAACTTTCCCTACCGGATACCAGCTATGCCCGCGATCTTGGCGTGCTGGTTGAACGGGGGGATATATCGGGTTGCTCCTTCGGTTTCCGTGTGCCGGATGGAGGCGCTAATTGGGATATGAGATCAGGTAAGTTAATGCGGGATCTGGTCACCGTTGACTTGCAGGAGATAACCATTACTGCAAACCCAGCTTACCTTGATACAACCGTTGCCAAACGTTCGATGGAAGAGTGGAGGAACGGCCAATTAGAGGGAAATATTCGGTGGCTGGAAACGGTGGACGATGATGACGATGACTGGATGGGGAGACGATGCGTTCGAATCTACTAGACCGCGCACTTAATTTTGTTGGCCTGGAGCGGCGGGCTTATAACGCACAAGATCCATCCTGGAACCATCCTTTGATGCGTGGTGGAAGCGTCACACCTGGCAGAGCAGAAAGCCTCTCAACGGTTTATGCCTGCGTCTCAGCCATCAGCGAAACGATCGCATCCCTGCCCCTGATCCTTTACCGGCGCACCCCTGACGATGGCAGGGAGCGCGCTCCTGATCATCCCCTTTACCGCGTATTGCACGATCAGCCGAACGAGCTCCAGACTGCCCTGGAGTTCCGTGAGCAGATGCAGGCCACGACGCTCCTACGCGGCAATGCTCACGCTGAAATCAAGCGTAACAACAGCGGGCAGGTAACAGCCCTGATTCCCTTGATGCCGGACCGGGTAACCACCCTACAGCTTGATAATGGAAGGCTTGCATACGAAGTTACTGACACAAAAGGTAAGGTAAGGCGACTCCTGCAGGAAGAGGTATTTCACCTACGCCACCGTTCCGATAATGGGCTGGTAGGCGTGGCTCCGATTACTGCAAGTCGGGAGACGATCCAGCTCGCTTTGTCGGAACGGGATCACGGCAACGCAACCTATGCGAACGGAACTCATTTGTCTGGCATCCTTAAGTTTAAAAACAGTATGTCAGGAGAAAAGCTGGAAGAGATTCGGCGGCAATGGAACAAGAAGAATGCTGGAGAAAGTAACACCGGCAGAATTGGCATAGTGTCCGGAGAAGTTGATTACACACCTATATCCATGAGCATGGAAGATGCGCAATGGATTGAGTCAAGACAGTTCTCTGTCGAAGAGATAGCAAGGCTCTTCCGCGTCCCACCTACCATCATTGGCGACCTGCGCCACGGCAACTACTCCAACAGCGTTGAGATGAACAGGGTGTTTGTAGTCCATACCTTGCGCCGTCACATGACCATGTGGGAGCAGGCTATCAGCTCATCATTGCTCACGCCGGCAGGCAGACAGCTCTATTTTGCTGAGCACAGCGTGGAAGGATTGCTGCGCGGGGATAGCTCTAACAGAGCGGAGTTCTACAGCAAGGGCATAGCGGATGGATGGCTACTCATTGATGAGGTACGCAAATATGAAAACCTTCCCAAGCTGCCACCCAAGCAGGAGAAGGCAGAGCCAACGATATGAAGAAATCACCAGAGACTTCAGCCGTAAACCGGTCGCTCAGCCTTCCTTGCATAAACCGTAACAATTTTTCTAAAAATCACCAGAACGCCAAAGGCCTGGACACCGCGCCCGGTGCCACGCAGAGAAAACTTTCCGTATTTGAATTCAAGAATTCAAATGACTAACGCAAGAGGTAATGGTGGCGCGCCATTCCATGCAGACCGTAATCAAAAAGAATCAGCAAATCAAGTGGCAGGAGAAAATGATTAATCGAGATGAGGAAGAGGCGCGATTTGCCTTCAACATGATCCAGGCGGCCAACCAGATTACGGGGATTATCTTAATTGCACTCTATCGCAAGGATACCGCGAAGGCTGAGGAAATCGGCCAGATGATCAAGTCGCAGAATCTAAAGCTGGTACTGCAGGTACAGGAAAACGGCCTGAATCTGTTCGCTTTTGATCAGCACAACCAGCCCGTAGGCGGCCCCCTGTTCTCCTTTGCAAAGGAAGACGCGCCCGCTGGGGCGATGAATTAAGGAGGCGGATATGGCTGGAGTGCGAATTGACTTCGATGCCGATCCGTCCCGGTTCTCTGCTGGCATACAGAAAATAAATGCTCAGCTGACAACCCTTGAGTCCAATGCCTACAAGGTAGGGTTTGGAATCGGCAAGGCATTCGCTCTTGTCGGGACGGCGGTCGCCTCGGCTGGCATGGTCGAATTCACGAAGACTGTGATCGACGGCATGAACAAGCTAGACGATCTCAGCAAGTCCACTGGCATTAACGCCAGTCGTCTTGCCGGGCTCGGTATTGCTGCAAAACGTTCTGGAACCGACCTTGAGAAAATATCCCATCTGATCACCACGTTTACCCAGAATGTAGGGAGAAGTCAGAAGGAGTTTGAGAAGTTCGGGATTACAGCCAAGGATCCACTCGAAGCATTCAAGCAGATAGCCGACGTATCGAATGCCATAAAAGACCCGATGCAGCGTAACGCTGTGCTCACGAAAGCGTTCGGGGATGAATGGCGAGCAGCAGCTCCGTTGCTGGCAGAGGGTAGCGCCGGTATAGCGCGTCTTGTCGAAGAGGGAGAGAAAGCTTCTGGCGTGACGGATAAAGCGGCATCAGAGGCAGCCAAGTTCAACTCCGAACTGGAGGAAATGAAATCCAGGGTGGGTGGTGTTGCGGTTGCTATCGTTGGCGACTTCCTCCCGGCGATGAACAGCGTTCTGGGCAAGCTGCAGACGGCCAGCAAAACTAACTTTTTTGGCTTTCTCTCCTCATCTTCGGAAGAGGAGCAGAACGCGCAGAGAACGATCGATGAGCTGAAGAAGAAGGTTGGGGCGCTAAACAAGTTGCGCGAAGAACTCACCGCCCCGACTCTCGGCAACAAGATAAACAATAGCTTTTTGCCTGCGCTTCTCGGGCCGCTCTTTGGCGGCGACCTGAAAACTGTTGACCTTCAGATTGCCGCAACCGAAAAGAAGATCGAATACCTTCAAGGCCTGATAAAAAAATCAAACGACATTCCTGCTGCAAGCAATACCAAAGCCCCGAGCGCCACTTCAATAAATGATTTCCTTGGCTTAATTTCCAAGAGTAGAGGTCAGGCGGTAGATGCTGCAAAAAAGGCGGCACTGGAACAAGAAAAAATCTTCCAGCACGAAATCGATGCCGAACTTAAAGCATTCAACGAATACCACAAAAACCGGGAGAAGATAGCCAAGGACGCGCAGCAGGCACTCAACAACTTGATGAAGGAAGGTCACAGTCTCCAGTTATCCGTCGATCCTATGGCGAGGATGAACGCTGAGGTCGAGCGATATAACGAGCTGCTAAAGGTCGGAGCGATAAACCAGCAGACATTTGATCTTGCTGTAGCGAAAAGTGCCGCCGATCTTGAGCGGGCCACATCGGGTAACGTGGAGAAGTTAAAGTTCTCGGTGGATAGCGCGTCTAACACATGAATGCTGTTCTTATAGGTTTCCAAACCAATGTGCAAAGAAACCTCGGGGATACACTCTTCCGTTCATTGAGCGGGGACTTCGATAACATCGGGGATGCGTGGAAGACCATGCTCCTTAGAATGGCCTCCGATGCTGCCGCAGCTAATCTTTCAAGGGTAATTTTTGGGGAAGATGGCACAGGCGGAAGCGGTCTTTTAGGGAAAGGATTATCTCTACTCGGCTCTGTGCTGGGCCTGTTTGGAGGCGGGGGTTCGGCAGCCGGCAGCTTCCTGAAGTCCACAAGCGGTATCATGAACATCACTAGCGGAGGTTCATTCGGTCACGCTGCTAAAGGCGCTTACTTCGACCGCAACATAGCCAAGTTTGCGAATGGCGGAATAGTAAGTTCCCCGACCCACTTCAAGTTCGCTGATGGCGGTTCATTCAGAACTGGACTAATGGGCGAAGCGGGCCCGGAAGCAATCATGCCGCTCAAGCGCGATTCACAGGGTAGGCTCGGAGTGTCAGTTCAGGGCAGAAGTGGGGGCGGTGTTGTTCTCAACCAGACCATCAACGTCGATTCACGTACCGACCGCGCAGAGGTTCACGCGCTTGTCTCGCGTGCGGTAAGGCAGGGTAATGCGGAGTTGGTCGATCGCCTGGGCAGGCAGGGAGTTATCTAATGCCCGCAGGAAATAAAATCACGGCAACCTCAGGAGCTAGAGCGCGCCCTGGGGTCCGCTTTCATAAATCTATACAATTTTTTCTTTTTATTGCTCTTGGCGTTCTTCGCCCGATTAGTCGTGAGTGCGATAACCGCGACGGCCAGCGGTACGGTTTTCGTTCATTTCCCGTACGCGGCTGGTAAGAGATCAAAAACCCTGTCGGCCAGCCTTCAGGGTTTCTCTTCACCAGAAGCCCTACAATCGATTTAAATTGATGGGCGGATCTCCTACTATTAAAAATTGAATTAAACTCAGCCTGAGCCTCCTAGAGATTAAAAAATCGGCAAAAAGGTCGTTAAACATAGTCCGAATCCAAAAATAGGAATTTAGGATGAAAACACTTGGAGTCGAACAAATCTCAGAACTGCTCCACAAGTCCGTCAGCACGATTTACATGGACGTCAGGCGTCGGCCGAATTGCCTTCCTCCGCGCCTGATTATTCCGGGCAGCTCCAAGCTATTGTGGCTGGAGGCTGACGTGTTGAAATGGTTGGAGGCATGTAGGGAAAAGCCGAAAGGTAGACCGCGTATCGAGAGATAATATGCCTTAAGCGTGCGGCGCCGACCCTTTGCTTTATACCAAACCGCTTCGGGGGGGTTGTGATTGAGGTAGAGGTATTGAACGGTATTTTTGACGGTATTCTGTTGTTAATCCTTAATTAAATAATATAATAAACAATTACTTAATTATTATATTTGGATGAGGCTCCGGCACCAATAAAAACAATAACGTATAGTGAATTTTGTTCTTGCTTATCTCCTCTTATCTTTCCCCTCTGGCACACTTTTGGCACATATGCCCCCAATAATTATGACCAAACCGGTCAGCCTATCCTACAAAGAACATCTCCTGCTACCGAGCTATGATCGGATTAAAGCGTGGAGAATGTTGAGAAACTTTTTTTCTTCCCTGAAAAGCCACTCTCCTTAATGGGAAAAGGGGCATATTGCTTAAGAAAGTGCCCTAAATACATTCTTGCACAAGCTGACTTCCCAGTTCGGACAGTGGACTTTAGTCCAATAGGCAAGGGGTGCGGCATCAGTAAGATATGCCTTCAGGTTAATTAGTTTTTCCTCCAGAAAAAGAGCTGAATCTCCTGTCAGCTTAGTGTTGGAACTTGTCCTCGTACTCGGTCTTGGAACAATAGGTAGAAAAAGCAAAATGAGGTTTCCGACAACGGTAGCGGACCTTGCCGGAGATTTTAATAATAAAAGATGGCATGGCTTATGGAATGGCTTTTGGCAAATAAGGAATGGATATTCTCTGGAGTTGGACTTCTTGTGCTACCTAAAATTTATCGATTTTTTTTTAGGAAAAATCCTGATTTCACCCGTTGGGGAAAACAAGTTTTAGTTATCAACAATGAAAACAGCATTGGAGTAAATTCAAAGAATTCTGACAGCTTCGCTGAAAAGAAAATCAGTGAAAAATCGCTCGATGATTACAAAAACGAAACGTATATCCTGTTCATCGACGATGACACTAAGTTTAGAGTTGCGAAAATATTAGCAAATACTGGATGGGTTCATACAAAGCTCATTAAGGACGTGAAAACGTTGGATGAGCCAGACATTCTGCGTGCTCGAATTCTATTCATTGATGTTCAAGGGGTAGGAGTTTTGCTCGGCTTCAATGATGAAGGGCTTGGGCTAGCATTGGCGATAAAAGAAAAATATCCGGAGAAAAAAGTTGTAATTTACTCCGCTGAAACAAAAGGCGATCGCTTCCATGCTGCGCTTCGAAAGGCAGATTCCTTCCTTTCGAAGAACGCCGACCCGTACGAATTCCAGAAGATTGTTGAGGATTTTACGATTGGTACGAAAAGTTGACGTATGAAAGTGCGGTATCTTTTTTTAACTTCTGAAGGGCGCATTGTTTTTTCGAACTTAAATGCCCACGAGAGTACCTGTATCGAAGAAATAAACACGCGCTCTATGCTAATTTCTGGAGTTAAATCTACATTGCGTGGGGGAAGGATTGAAAATTCATTCGGCACCGTATTTGCCGTTTCATCCGATTCGGACTATATCCGAAGTTCTAAAAAATTCACGACAACCCTCGAAGCTCTAGCGAATACTCTTGGTACTTTCATTGAAATCACTCAAGAACAACGTAATAAACAAAATAATAATACTAGCCGCCTGCTGCATAATTTAAGGACTATAAACGCACATAACATTCAAGAGATATTTTCAGTCGTTCCTCAAGATGTTTTATCGGAAGGTGCAGCGCGACATCAAGTCACAATTATCGAAGAGGTTGTTAAGCAACGATCGAAAGAAACGGCTGTTGCGTTTCTAAGGATAATCAAAAACAACACAGCAATGAAAACCGAGTTTTCTGTTTTTGATAAACTTTTTGACGGCAATCATAATCCTCATCTAGAAAAAAAATCTCATAATGTTCATAAAGTATTGATGAACATTCTGTACCAGTTTTTCCCAGATTTTACGGACAATGACGTGTGGGTGAAGGTTGAATGTCCAAAAAATACTACTATTAATGCGTTTTTCGATTACGAGTCCGTACAGGTAGCTTTCTATCACCTAATCGAAAACGCTGTTAAGTATATTAAACCACATACAGAATTCATCATCAAAATTACCCCGCTTGAGAAGACAGTTACGTTGTTTTTTGAAATGATGAGTCTTCAAATTAATGAGAGTGAAAGGAATAGTGTTTTCATAGAAGGTTTTTCAGGGGAACTCGCTAAAAAGCTAGGTAAATCAGGTAGCGGTATAGGAATGACCATAGCTAAACATATATTAGAGATAAATGGAGCGCGGCTATCATTAGAGATTGACCCCAGTACTTCCCAAGTACATTTTGGACTGCCTTATCAAAAAAATACATTTAAAGTTGAATTGCGTACACAGAAATAGCTTTTTCAGAGGAAGTAGAGCGTGTCACAGTCGGAGCGCGCAAGATAACCTTTTTCTCTGAACTCCCGAACCTCCAATCTTATAGGTAAGAGTAAGATCGTTTGCCTTGGAGCACTTCTCAATTCTGTAATAGCAGTTCTGCTATGAAACTCCGGTCCGCGATGTTACCGTACAACAATACCTACATTCGACCCCACTAACGTATCGGCATTCCTGTTACTTAACTCCGAATGCTTGATTTCTCAATTTGGCTACAGCACCGTAAATTCCGAATTCTTTTTTTCTTGTGCCAATTTTCAATCTCGTGAAATATAACCATATTCACATCAATACCATATAACCAAAAAACAGAAGTTTATATATCCCTTGGCTTAACCGTCCCTATGATTCGACCTCCGCCATCAGCACAGAAGAAATATGGAGACGCCAAGAAAATCGTAAAGGACGTGATAGACAGCCTTAAGTTCAGCCTTTCAAATATTTCCCCTCCCTAACCCGCCTCGGCGGGTTTTTGTTTATTAATTCAGTCTTTAATCCCGGCGCATTCAACCGGTCAGTGCAACACCTATTGATTCTTGATTTGTAGAGGTGTGCAATGGCTAGCGTATATGGTGGCATGACTGATGAACGCAAAGCGTGTATTTGGCGGTTATGGCAGCAAGGGGTTGCTATGAGTGTAATTGCTAGAGATATTGCAAAGCCGCCTGCGACGGTATATTCGTATCTTCTCTACCATGGAGGCATAAAGCCGAGGCAACGATCTCGTCGATCTGGTTGCCTGTCGCTGGAGGAACGTGAAATGATTTCTCGTGGACTGGTTAGTTGCAAAAGCCTGCGCAGGATTAGCCAGGAACTTGGTCGGGCTGCCTCTACGATATCAAGAGAAATTGCCCGCAATGGTGGACCTGAAAAATATCGGGCATGCCATGCCGAGAAAGCTTTTCTCAGCGCAGTCGACGCCCCAAGCCCACATTGCTTTCCCAGGATGAGGAGCCAAGAGGCGTGGTAACAGAACTGCTGGAGGCTGATTGGTCGCCAGAACAGATAACCGGATGGCTCAAGCGACACTCTTCTGACGGAAAAGCGATGTGTGTATCGCATGAGACGATCTACAAATCCCTGTTCATTCAAACTCGTGGCGTACTACGCCAGGAACTGAAGAAGCACTTGCGCACCAAAAGAATGTTTCGTCACGCCAAGTCCCACCGGGTTGCAGGCAGAGGACACATTACCGATGCGATTTCTATTCGAGAACGCCCTGCACAGGTGGAAGACAGGGCCCTGCCTGGGCATTGGGAAGGAGATCTGCTTATAGGCTCGTGTAATAGTGGCATTGCCACGATGGTCGAGAGATACTCCAGATTCACCGTGCTTTGCAAAGTGCAGGACAAGCGCGCTGAAAGTGTTGTTCAGTCCTTGATAACCCAGATGCGCATGCTTCCTGAGCAACTGCGCAAGAGCCTGACATGGGATAGAGGCCGGGAACTTGCCGCACACAAGCGATTTACCATGGCCACCAATATGGCCGTCTATTTCTGCGATCCGAGCAGCCCATGGCAAAGGGGAACCAATGAGAATACCAATGGCCTGCTAAGACAATACTTTCCAAAAGGAACGAGTTTGGCGACATACACACAGTGTCAACTGAATGAGGTCGCCGAAAAACTAAACTCTCGCCCGAGGAAAACTTTGGATTTTAGAACACCCGCCCAAGTACTGAATGAAGCGTTGCACTGA